AACTGGAACGTGTAGCTATACACATTTTGATTATTTCCTGCGGTATAATCGTTCCTAGTAGTGTTTGCTGTTACTGTCATTTTGGCCTCATATATTTTGCCAATTATACTATTTTAGGGGTTATAAATCTTCCAAAACTTCCATTGGAGTTTCTGCTGGAGCCCACCAATACTCTTGACCAAACTCTTCATAACGTTTTGTTCTAATTCTATTTAATGATGATTGATAGTCTGGATCAGCCATTAACCTAATATTATCGAACATTGAATTCATAAATAATTGTATTTGCCACGGATCAGGAGCTATGTCTTTGATAAATTTAGCAGACTCACCAAGAACATTTGTTTCATCTCCTGTAACTGCTTCTCTAATATTTCCAATTGTTAATTTATAAGTGTCGTTAGTAAGACTTGCCATTGGACCTAACAACGTTTCAACAAATCCTCGACCATATTTATTAACGTCTGATACTACATAATCAGCAAACAAACTACCTGAACCACCTTGCACAAAAGCAGTAACCCAATCTTCTGGATCGTCCATTGGTCTAGGTTCTCGACCAGCCGCTAAATCTTTTATTTGTAATGCAAATGCACCCATTAAAGTTGTTGCTGTAGCAAATGACCCTAAATACATCATTTTACCGCCTGTAGTTGCTTGTGTTGCTCCACGGTATAAATGAGTTGTAGCAATAGTAATAGGGAATGATTTAATCATCATAGCTGATCGTGAAATTTGACCCCAAATTGTACCTCTTTCTGTTCCTCCAGTAGCAATTGCTCTTACTCTTGCATCAGGAGTAGGTACTGCATAATCTGTTTCTGACAAAATCATAGAATGAAATTTCATGCTTTCATCTTTAGTTAAGTCAGCAAACTTAGAGCCACGCAAATCTAATGGCTTAGTTGCTCTAAAATTATCCCATTCTGCTTTTGTAATTTGATAGTTTTTAAATGCACTTTGTATAACAGGATCAAGCTCATCAAATGTTTTTGCAAAATTGTCAGATAACATTCCAGCAAATTCCATTCCAAATGCTTTACGGCCTCCTTCAGTCCATGCTTCTAGCCCTGAAAATCTTAATACAGCTTCAGCAGTTTTTGCACTTGCTCCAGTTCCATAAGTATCAGAAAATCTATTTGCAGAATGAGCGCGCCCAAACCACCCATCAAATATCAATCCCATTCTAGCCGCAAAGATTCTATCTTCTTCATTAGCAGGATTCATTAATTTCATCTGTCTAGCAAATACTTTAGCAACAGGAATTTTATTGTAATTAGCAGTTAGTGCTGTTGTAGCTAAATCAGTTACAGAAGACAGTGTTGCACCACCAAGTTTAGATGCAACTTGAATATTACGTACAAATTGTAATCCATCAGCTAAAGTAACTAACTCACCATTATTAATATCACCACTTACTGTTTTATAAACAGCATTTAATGTAGCTTTAGTTCTATCTTTAACAACTTTATTTTTAGATATTTCTAACTTTTCTGCTTCATTTTTTAACACTTCAAATGTTTGTTTTGGATTAGTTCCAAACACACGCATTAATGCCGTATCATTACCCATAGCCTGTATATGATCTGTAAGGGTAGTTAATATGTCACCCTTACCAAATTTATTTTGATAGGCCATCCAAGATTCTGCATCTTTAAAATATAAAAATCTTTTTTCAGAACCTTTGCGAGATAATTTAGTGCCTAGGTTGCGAATAGTAAAATCTTTAGCTTTATTAAGACCACCTGTAGATATAGTTTCATATACATACTTTAATGAATCTTCAAAATTAGCATCAGATAACACTTGACCTTTATCATCTACCATTTGATTTCGATCTAATTTGTCAATTATAAATGCGCGCCAATCTTCATATTTAACAGCGCGGACTCTTCTTAAATCATGTGCTTGAGGTAATAAGAATTTTTCGTTTTTAGAAATACTGCCGCCCATCACATTAAATTCATCACGCATATCGTCAACAAGTTTTAACCAATCACTTGCAGATTTGGTAATTTCTGCATCATCAATAGTTTCACCTTCGTCATATACAGCGCGTATAAATTTATTTAACCCTTCTTCGTCTTGAGACAAACCGAACATTCTTGTTCTAAACATAGATAAAGAATCAGACCATTTAGCCATATATTTTTTTGTATAAGCTTTACCAAGCATATCTACATTAAGATAACTTGCCTTGCCGCTTATGTCTTTTACCATTAATGACATTAATCCAGTCATTGCATTATTAGAGCCATGCTTTTGAATGTTATTGAAAGCCTCTGCAATACGTATAGATTGAATAGCTTTTTCTCGTTTTTCACGCGATATATTCTTAACTAAATTAGATATAGCATCCTCTGGGCTATCAGCTTTTAAAATTTCTTGGCCCATTGATTTAGATATTTTTCCAGCTTGCACAGCAACATCAATACATTTGCTATATTTACCGTGAAGTGGATCTGATTGTTTAGGTGATTTAGCCAAGCGCACATACCCTCACTGATTCAATTCCTTCTATCTGATCATCTAATGATTTCATATATTCATCACCGTCTATTAATTTTCCATCAACTAATACACGCCTAATTTCTTGTGCTTCAAAATCAGCAATATCTCTATTGTAATTAGCAGACAATCCTTCAAAATCTAATTGTTCTTTTTGCAAACTTGTTTTAGTTGCTATAGGAGCAGGAGGCAATTGGCTGACAACATAATCATCATAAGTTAATGTTGGACCATTCATTTGATTTTCAAATTCTTTGTTTTGCCTAAAAATGTCCATATCTTTTTCAACATTACTACGAATAACTTGGCCGTAATATTCTTCTAAAACAGTATTATTATCAGACAACTCATTAATATGCATATTAATGTTATCAATTTCAACTTGTGCAGTAGGGTCTTTTAAAATTTTAGGATTTCTAATAATGCTATCAAGCAAATCAATAGCATCATTCATATCCATAGCATCATAACCAACTTCACGCAATCTCTCAGCAAGCAAATCTGGTGAATAACCGCCAGTTTTCCTAAATACAGGCTTACCAAAACCCCCTGCAATTTTTTGCATATCAGCTATGTCGAATCCTGCTTCATTAGCTAATTGTTGTCTATTAACTCCACCATTTTCAGCAATCCATCTTGCCCAAGTTTCATTTTCTTTTTTAATAGTAGTTATTTTTTTTTCTAATTTAACTATAGTTGCATCTCTAGCATCTTCTAGTTTTACATACTCTTTGTTTTGAAATGCATCATATTCTTTTAAAATATCATCTTCTATTCGAGCAGGTAATGCCGCTTTTTGTTCAGCTAGTTGTGTACCCATCCTGTCTAAAATGTTTATTGATTCTTGCTCTGGGGTTAACCTAACCTCAGCATTAATTTTATCAGTCGGCTTAGGAGGGCCAACAAACTCTGACGCATTCTTAGAAAGGTTTCTAAAGTATCCAGAAATCCCACCTACTGCCCCACCAAGAAGCCCTGCACCTATAGCTGTAGTGCCAATAGCCATTAAAGCATCTTCAAACTCATAAGGTGAATTAATGTCGTGCTTGTGTTTGTACACTAATGGTTGAATAGCTGACTCAGATGCAACAGCAATAGCGGCTGTGTTTCTACCTGTTATTAATGCTTGGCTTAATGTACTCATCCCTTTGTAAGCAGTACCTACACCTATACCCATAGTAGCTACGTTAATAGGATCAAGCATATAACCACCCATGCTTCCTAAAAACTGTGCAAATCCATTGCCACGTTCTATAACATCTTGGTTTTCTTCTCTGCGCTTGCGTAGTATTTCTGTGCGTTCGTCATACAATTCACGGTTAGTTTTTATTAAGCCTGTATCTTCAGCTAATCTGTCATAATCAAGTTCACCAGTAATATCCGTATAAGGGTTTAAATCAAAACCCTCGTTAGACATTTTAAATATTTGTTGATTTCTGTCGTCATATCCCTGACGATTTAACAAACTAGAAACAGATAGTTCTTCGTCTATAACAAAACCAAACGCTGAACCCATAGTCTCAAAAAAAGTAGGGTTTTCACGAAACTCTTGTGGGCCAAGCAAATTTTGATAATAATCGCGCTGATCTTGATTAGAAAGAATAGGCATTATAAGTTTTTAAAACACTGCTAATGGAGAGGGGGTTTGCATTCTTTGGGCTCTATAGTACATATATGATCCTTGTTCTTTATTACCTTTCATGTCATTAATTTTTTCTTGCGTAACATTAAATATTATTGGCGCACCGTCTTCCCCATAAATAGGAATCCCAGCATCATCATAAACGTGGTAATTACCTTGGCCTGCAATAGCTTTAATTTGACCGTTAGAAAAGCCAAGAGAATCAAAATAAGCATCAAGATCGTAATCAGGAATACCTCTTGGTAATTGTGTCTGATATCCTCGGATCTTTTTTACACCGCCTGTAACAGCTTGTATAGCCGCTTTAAACTTAGAAGGATTGTATTGGTCTTCTCCAGCATCTAACGAGCCGTAGTAGTAATTAAGAGCCGCATTAAGGGTATCTCGCTTATCATTAGGCCCGTAAACAGTACTAACAATATCATTAAAATCTGACATATATCTATCAGATGATTTTAGTGTTGTAACTAATTTGTTAGCTAATAAATCTTGTCCTTTAAATATAGTTTCTTGAACAACACGATCACCACTTGCCGCGGCTTGTGCAAATACACCTTGTTGTTTAGGTGCAATTTGACCCCATAAAGCTGAGTTACTACCAAATACATTAACTAACTCTACTTTTTCAGCAGGAGTCATTTGCGTAATTGTATTACTTAATGCATTAGCTTCATTATCTGTAAGCGGTGAAACTGAAACTCCATAATGCTCAGAGGCTAATCTAGCCTGTTTTTGTCTTTTAGCAAATGCTTCTTGATTTGCAGGGCTATCAAAATCTTCAGCTAATGGATTAAATTCTATAGGCTCTCCTAATCCTTGAGCTACGTACATACTTATACCATCTTTTCTAGCTTGCCTATTGATATCTGCATTAGCAACTAACATGGCTTTATAAGCATTGGCACGATCTAAACCACCTGTTCGTGCTGACTCAAGCATTTCATTTCTAGCTTGCAATGAAGCAGTAGCAAATATTCCTATTTCATCTGCTAAAAATAACTTTTCTTCTAAAGGTGTACCTTTAGCCATTTCATATATAGCTGTTCTTTCTTGCTCATCAATAGGCTGTCCTAAAGTTCTTGATGTAATGTAATCTTGTACTTTTTCAGAAGTTTCTTTTGTTGAAACTGTTTTGGTTGCTTGTAACCTTGAGTTTTGTCTATTTAAATCTTGTTGTGCACTAATTTCAAATGATCTTAATTCTTCCTGAGAATAGCTACTAGGAATTGATTCTTTTAACATTTTATCTAATGCTGTCATAGCGGCAGAAACACCATCTTTTTCAACAATAGCATCTAACTTTGATAAACGAGTTTGCTCATATATTTTATTTTTTAATTTTCTTTTGTCTTCTAATACACGACTAGCATACTCAGGACTAGCTTCAGCTAAAGCATCCATAGTTAACAACAACAACTCTGACTCAGAATTAACTAACTCTGTATCTCCTTCACGAGCTAAGTTTGCAATATTTCTAACACCAGTATTAATTGAATCAGTTAATGTAATTATATTTTTGTTATTAGCTTCAGTTAAAAAGTTTTTGTTTAATTTTTCTTCGGCAGAAGATATTTTGCTTGCAAGAGCTTCGTTAATTCTAGGTTGAGATTCAGGAGGCAATAGGTTAACAGTAGCTTGCCTGTACGCATTAGCATCGCTTGCAAAACCTTGTGGATTGTCTTTGTATTTTTCTTCTAATTCTTTTATTTTTATATCAGAATCAATACTTATTTCTGCTAAATATGCATTAATAGCATTACGATTAAATATTTCAGATCCAAAACCTTTACGAGTAGGAACTTCGCCAAATACTTTTTTACCTTTTTCGTCTACAGTAATAGCTTGTTCTACAGCTTCTTGTGCTTGAGCAGGAGCCTCACGTTCAGCTTTAGCCCTTCCAAACTGTTCAGCAACACCAGCTACAGTAGCTCCTAAGCCTGCTAGAGCCTGCATACGCCTAGCCGCAGAGTCATCTACCCCTGTAGGGCGGAACTCTCCATAAAAACCAACACGTTGTTGTCTAGGTTGTTTAGCCATTACGTTACCTTATTAGCTTGATATGTTTGATAACCGCCTGCTATGTTACCTGCGCTACTTAACAAAGTAGAAGTTGCTCCTATATTAGCGGTACTTCTAGCCATAGCTCCTTGTCTGCGTAATTGAGCTTGTTTTAATTTATCGGATACAGCCAGCATACCTTCGCTTGCGCTAACTTGTTTTGCGCTCCCTAAAGCAATACTTTCAGGTGTTACACCAGATACTCCACCAGCCGCCATAGACACTGCATTAGCCGCAAGGACTTTATTTAACTCTTGCCGTCTTTGTAATTCACGAGCTTCTGCCGCTAACTTTTCTTCTTCAGCTTGACGCTCTAAAGATTCCTGTTGCGCTTTACCAGCTTCAACTTGACCATACACACTTACTGCTGTTCCTGCCGCAAGTAAACTAGCTACTATTGCAAAACTCATCTAAATATCCTCTGGCTCTAACAAAGCCTTTTCTATCTCGTCTATATCAGTTAAATGTGTAGGATGATATGTAATCCAAACACAGTCTGTTTCAGCGTATATAACACGCTTAGTTTGCGGAATAGTTTCTCCCATAAACGGAGCTTCTATATCCATGTTTCCAAATTGGCTAGATACTTTACATCTGCCTTTTACTACCATGTACAAGTGTGTAGTTTTGTGTAAAGCTCCTACCAAACATACGCCAGCAGGAATAAATAATTCTCTTGCATACAATCCATCGCTAAAATGATGTTTTGTTTCTAACTCTATTGTGTCTCCTTTTAACATAAGAGACTGTAATTTTATAATATCATCTTGCGCTGTTACTTCATTCACGAACTAATCTCATATCCAATTGCTTGCAGATGAAATGGTGTTGGGTCTGGTATTGTAATAATAGGAGTAACTTCTCTATCCCATCCGTTACCACCGTGGTTATCTTCTATAATTCCTGTAGAAGGTATAAGGGATGAGTTTAAAGGGCTATTCCCTGCATCTCCAAACGTTCTAACAGGTACTAAGTTTCCATCTATATAAACACCAGCACTATTGTAAACACGCAGATTCATGCGATCTATACGCTTCTGGTTTAATACTGTTTGTGAGCCATTAGGTGATCTTGTGTTTAATGGCATTCCTGTAATTTCACAGTTAAAGTTTTGCCCTACTTCTATCACATCTGTTAGTGCGGCTTCAGTAGATGTTAATGTAATTGTTCCTGTAGCACTTACTGTTCTAGAGGGAAGACTACTATTACCAGCTACAACCTCTACCGTATCTCCAGCTAAATGTAAGAGGCCAGACAACGTAGTGCTATGTGGTGATGTGTATTTAACACTGCTGTCCATTTTGTAATCAAAAGTCATTTGATCTATAGTAAAACGATTTATATCTCTCTGGCTATAAGTAAACAACGTATTGTTTACCGTTACACACTGTTTAAATAAATCTGCGCTACCGTTATCACGTACTTGGTTAAACTTTGTATAACCGTTTATATCTTGATCACGCAACGTGTTTAAAACAACAGCCGTACCATCTTGGTTAATAACAAATACATAGTTAGCATCTTCTGATGTTGTACTTGTTACTATGTCCATATCAACAGGACTAACTATTAAATGTGACGCTAATACTGATAAATCAATACTACGATATGCATCTTCATTGTAGTCATACAAGTATTGTCTTAAACTCCTACCATTGCGATCTACAAATAAAATAGCGCCATCTAATGCTGTAGTAGGGACGTTAATACTAAAACTACCATGCTGTGTTTGTTGTTGTATATTAATCGTTGTAGGCGTGTTACCTGTGACTTTGTACTCAGCACCCTCTGTAAATATTTGTAATCCACGATCACCTACAATATCTACAATATCACTTTGCGATCCATTTATACTTACAAAAATAGCTTCGTCATCATCGCCTTCTTCAAGATAAAAATCTAAAAATGATCCAGCTTTAGATGCAAAAACACTTTGAGGCTTGTCTCTTGTTCCACCAAACCATAATCGACCACCAGCAAATACACCGTTTTTAGGATAGCCTCTAGTAGCACTCCATACATCTTCTTTACGCGGACTTCCTTGTGTTGTAATTGCAAACGTTACTTCATTGTTGTTTCCTGCAAGATCAGACGTAGCAAACCCTGTCCACACTTGGAAAGATTTAGTAGATTCTCCTGAAACAGTAATTGTAAATACATCGTTAGAACCAGAAACTGCAACACCTGTATCACCAAATATAGGCATTTCTTGTAAGTTTTTTTGTATGTTAAATGCTGTTGATGTCGTATCACCTGTATATGTTATGTTTTTACTGATAACAGATTCAATATCAACTTGAAATCTATCTCCTTTAGTGAAATGCGCTAATGTCATTGTTGTTACATAACTTATAGGAACAGGACTAGAAGCATCATTAAAATCAAACTGTGGCACATTTAAAAATGGCGCATCATCAAATTTAAATATATTGTTGCCGTTTAAATTGTATATTAATCGTTTAACAGGCACATTTTCGTTAAACATAAGTAATACGTTTTCATTACTTGCTACACGATTAGGAAAATTAGTTCCTATGTCTGTCGCTACATCTTGCTTAAATGTAGGTATGTCATTTGCAACTTGATATATTCGTAAATTGTTATTAGTAAATAAAAGCAAATAACTACTGTAAATGCTTATTTCAAATTTATGCATTTTTATTTGACTAGAAAACGCACCAGTTACATTGTAGAAATGCATCTCTGCTAGCGAAACATTGCACGAACCTAAATCTGTAGTACCAACTCTAGCTAATCTCCAATCTTGGTCTAAGAAAGGCGTAGGCACACCATTGCTTAGAATGGTAACTCTAAGTGTTTGCTCAAAATCAGTTAACGTAGGAACATTAGCAACCGTAATCCATGCACCGCCAGTTTGTTGATATTGGATAACAAACTCATCGCTAGTAGCATTAGCAGTAGTTAGTTTAATGTTAATTAAATCTATGTAAGCAATAGTTTGTTGGCTGGTAAATTGATAAGACGCGACAACAAAAGGATTAGTAGTTCCTATTCCTGCTGTAGTAGTACCAAAAGTTGTAAGATCATTATCATTAAGATTAGCCGCAGTACCACCGCTAGGCATAGTAGCTGTAGGAGCAGAATACTTAGCTACCACTGGTGCTGGAGTTGTAACAAACTTAAACCCTGCTCTACGCTTTACTCCTCCTTGTGGGACAGTAACAACATTAGTAGCAGTTTGTAAGCCTTGGTAGTATTGATCAAGATCTGTTCGACCTTTTACGATTGGCGATAACTCACCACTTACAAAACTATTTTGCAAAAAGTGACTTTTAGCCATTAGAACCTCACATCAACAAACGGCCTACTGGTAAGCGGAGTGATAGGATGTTGTTGAGAATCAGTGTAACGCGCCATATTAGATGCGTTAATATATTCTTCATTCATCAATTGTTTGGTAGAAGCACTGTCTCTAATAGACATAGCAAAGTCTTTAGCTAGTGCGTACTCAACCATTTTAGAAAAGTATGCAGGCCATGTAGCCTCAGATACAGTATAGATGTAATCGCAGAATAAATTTGTGTCATAGTTACAGTAAACGCGATCACCAAGAATTTGGTAATTAATGCTAGGGTTCATTTTAATAAACACTAACAAGTCAGATGGCAGTTGATACATAACATCGTATTCAGTGCCTACTGGTGTTTCATTAATTTTAGATAGCTGTGCTTTTTTACGTGCAAATCCCCAACGATACTTTGTAAGCTCATTGTGAACAATGTTGTCATATAGATTGTTAGCAACAGTTTGTGCGCGAGTGTTGCCAGTTAACGATGTAATAGGCAAATCACCAATTAAAATTAAAGCATTAGAAATTAAATTGATTTTACTTGCCATAATAGACCTTTATGTAGATAGAAAGGGGGCCGAAGCCCCCAATCAGTTAGGCATCACCAAGAGCAGTGCCAGAAGCCAAATCAATAGAAGAAGTTCCATTGTTTGTTTTTACAAAAGTAGCAGTTACCGCAACACCGTCAGTATCAACAACTAGAACAACATCACCAAGATGAAGTTCACTGATAGCTGAAAGCATATAGTTGGAGCCTGTTACAGTTGCAGGAGCATCAGTAGACGCATACACCCACAATGGGCGAGAGTTTCCTGAACCACCAATTCTAGATAAACCAGATCGTGCAAAAGCCATGATAGTTCTCCTTATACGTTATCTTTGTATTCAACTTTAACTAGACCACCGTTGTCACGGACAACAGATCCAGCTTTGAGCATACCGTTGCACAAGTATGAAGTGCGCTCTGGTACATAGTCGATTGATGTTTTCATGTCGATGCCAATAGCAAGTCCAACAGCATCTTTCTGGAAGAACCAAGAATCAACAGTGTTTCCAGCTACAGTCAAACCACCTTCAGTACGATCTTCAAGAATGATGAAAGTAAATCCAGCTAGGCTGTTCACATCACCAGTTACCAAAGCTTTAATAGTCTGGTAATCAGCGTTAGTTGCTTTCT